ATGAGTGCGACTATTGATGAAAAAGTTGTCGAGATGAGGTTTGACAATCGTAATTTTGAGAAAAACGTCAAAACTACTATGTCATCACTCGACCGATTAAAACAGAAACTCAAACTCGATGGTGCAACAAAAGGAATTCAGGATGTATCTCGAGCTGCAAACAACATATCTCTCGATCATATTGCATCCGGCGTGGAACAGTTGCAAAAAAGATTTTCCACATTTGGAATTGTGGGAATGAGGGTTGTTGAGAATGTTACAGATTCAGTAATCTCTCTTTTCAAGAAAACAAACAGCTACATTGCCAGCACCATAAAATCTGGCGGTATTTCCAGAGCAATGAATTTGGAAAATGCAAACTTTCAGTTAATGGGTTTGCTTAAGAATGAAAAAGATGTTGCCGCAGTAATGGAAGATGTTAGTTATGGTGTAGACGGAACTGCATATGGTTTGGATGCAGCGGCAAAAGTAGCATCACAGTTGGCAGCATCAGGTATGCGAGCTGGTGATTCCATGAAGAGTGCACTTCGAGGTATCTCGGGTGTTGCGGCCATGACCAATAGCTCATATGAAGATATCGGTCGTATTTATACACAGATAGCTGGTCAGGGAAGAATGATGGGTGACCAGTTACTTCAGTTGTCAGGCAGAGGTATGAACGCAGCCGCAACATTGGCTGAGTACCTTACAAAAGTTGGAAACGGAGCCAAAGTTACCGAAGCAGATGTTCGTGATATGGTGTCGAAGGGAAAAATCGATTTCGATACTTTTGCGACAGCTATGGATGAAACATTTGGTGAACATGCAAAGAAAGCAAATGAAACATTCAACGGCGCAATGTCAAACGTAAAGTCAGCCCTTTCAAGAATAGGTGCAGAGTTTATTAGCCCGTTAATTAAACAGAATGGTCCGCTTGTAGAATTGTTCAATGCATTGCGAATCAAGATCAATGATGTTAAGGCAAATATTGGGCCATTTGCGCAGGTATTTACTACTGGTGTAACAAGAGCGGCTAATGCGTTAACAAAATTCATTAATGGTATAGATGTAAGTAAAATATTCGAAAAGTTTAGTGGCTTGAATTCAAAATGGGATAATCTCATTTCCAGGATCACATCGGCTGGGGTTACTGAAGAGGATTTCAACAACAAACTTATAGAAGTTGCTAAAAGTCATGGCATTGCTGTCGATGATCTGATTAGTAAATACGGCACGATTGGTAAAGTATTTGCGGCAGGTAAATTATCGGGCAGTATTATAATAGAAACAATAAAGAAGTTAGCCGGCGCTGAAACAGAAGCATCTAAAGCGACAGATGATATAACTGATAAAGTAGAGTATTTCAATGATGTAGTAGGAAGAGTCATCAGAGGTGATTTTGGAAATAATGACAACGAAAAACGAATGAAGGCTTTAACAGAAGCCGGATATGACTTTGCAACCGTGCAGGGTCTGGTGAATAAAGTATGGGAAAGAAACGGACATAATTGGTCAAATACTACATTAAGTGCTGAAGAACTAACAGAAGCTATTGCAAGTTTATCCGATAGTGAATTGAAGAATGCCGGATATACTGACGAACAGGTAAAGAAACTGAAAGAGCTTGCAAAGGAAGCTGAAAAAACGGGAACACCATTGAGCGAGTTAATCACTCAGTTAGAGAAACCAAGCGGAAAAGAATTGATTCTTGATTCCTTGGGCAATAGCATAAAGGGATGTATAAAGTTTGCGAAAACATTCAAACAGGCATTCTCTGAAATGTTTGACCCTATCAATTCTGATACATTATATAACTTAGCTGAGAGCATTAACAGATTCTCAAAGCATTTAGTTATGAGCGATGATACTGCCGATAAACTGAAACGAACGATCAAAGGTGTTATTGCATTGCTTGATATGGTTACAAATGTTCTCGGTGGTGGTTTAAAATTCGGAATTAAAGTTATATCGACACTTCTGAAATATTTCAACATTGATCTGTTATCTGTTACTGCTAAATTGGGAGATTTCCTTGTAGATTTGAGAGACGCTACCGATTTCAGTAATTTGTTTGGAAAAGCGATGGATAAGCTTGGCCCTCATCTCCAGAAAGCGGCAGATGCTGTGAAGAATTGGATTGACGGATTAAAAGCAGCTGATAACATACCAGAATACATACTTAAAGGGCTTGTTAACGGTATAAAGAATGGCGCAACGACAGCGGTTCAGTCAATAGTAGAGCTCGGTAAGATGCTTCTTGAGGGTATCCGTGACGTTCTTGGTATTCATTCACCATCAACAAAATTCTTTGAAATTGGTCAGTTCATTATTCAGGGATTAGTCAACGGAATTCAAAATGGTTTTTCAATTGTAATAAATACTATTAAATCACTTGGTAAGAAATGCATTAGCAGTATAAAAGAAATCAATTTTGGAAAAGTATTTGCGGTTGGTGTAGGTGCAGGAATGCTTGCTATAACCTATAAGATGGCAGATGGATTTAAGACCCTTTCTAAAGCAGTTGAGGAATTTTCAGCACCAGCTAAAGGTGTTGGAAAATTACTTACAAGTTTTGGATCGGTATTTGATTCAATTAGTGCTTCTATAACCAAAAGAACAAAAGCCAAGAATTTTGAGACAGTATCAAAAGGAATTCTTAACATGGCTCTTGCGATTGGTGTGCTAGCGGCATCTCTCGTTGTACTATCCAAAGTTGACGAGGATTCGTTAGAGAGAGCTGTTATAACCATTGGTATAATGGCGGCTACATTAGTTGGCTTATCTCTTGCGTTATCTAAAATGGATAAGTTTGGTGATTTCAGCAAGCCTACGGTTTCGATCCTTGCTATAGGTGCATCATTATTACTGGTATCTGAAGCCATGTCCAAACTTAATAGTATGAATCCGGATCAGATGAAGACGAATTTACTCTGTATAACTGGGATACTTGCCTTATTGACTACTGTAGCATTAGCACTGAGCAATTTTTCTAAAGGACCTGTTGATATTGCTGGTTCAGGAAAGACTATGCTTGCTATGTCAGTAGCATTACTTGTTATGGTAAGAGTTATCAAACAGGTTGATGGACTTGAAGCATCAGGGATTGCGAAAGGGCTAACCGTAATCGGATTACTTGGCACATTCTTCACAGTTATGGTTAAAGTGTCAGAGCATGCAGGAGCAAATGGTAAAAAAGCCGGATCTATGTTGCTTAAAATGTCGTTTGCTTTGGCAATAATGGTCGGAGTTATTAAACTTGCCGGAAAGCTTGAAGCTGACGAAATCGTAAAAGGTACGATTGTTGTAGGCGTACTTGGTGTATTGTTCAAAGCAATTGTAAAGGTATCACAGTATGCTGGAGAGCATGGCGCAAAAGCCGGAAGCATGATTCTCAAGATTTCAATAGCTTTGATGGCAATGGTCGGGGTTATCAAGCTTATAAGTTACATAAGCGATGATGAGATCAGTCGAGGAATGAGCGTAATAATCAAAATGGAACTGATGTTTGCGGCTCTTATTGCTGTATCAAACTTTGCTGGTGAGAATGCGGCAAAAGCCGGAGCAATGTTGCTCATGATGTCTGGTGCGCTCGTAGTACTTACAGGAGTGCTGTTTGTATTAAGTAAGATTGAACCGGATGGACTTGGTCGGGCTTTAGCGGCGGTATCTGTGTTAGAGTTATTATTTGCAGGATTGATTGCTGTTACAAAGTATGCGAAAGACTGCAAGAATAACCTAGTTGTTATGACCGTTGCAATAGGATTATTAGCTGGGGCTATCGTAGCTTTATCATTCATAAAACCTGAACGGTTGGCGGCGGCTTCACTTGCATTGACGTCAGTCATGGCAACATTCGCATTAATGATAAAAGTAACGCAGGTTTCAAAGAATACAAAACAAATGATACGGACTCTCGGTACTATGATGGGTGTTGTTGCATTATTAGCGGGCATTATTACTGCTATGTCATTCCTTAATGGGAATTCAGCAATCAAATCGTCAGCGGCACTATCTGTCTTATTGCTGGCATTTGCTTCATCTATAGCAATACTTGGCAAAACAGATAGAATTTCCAAAACCGTTACCGATAATCTTTATACGATGACGGGTGTTGTTGGCGTGCTGGCACTCATTCTTAGTGCTATGTCGGCACTTAATCTCGAGGGATCTATCCAATCAGCGACAGCTATCGGTTTACTACTCAACTCTATGGCAACCGCATTTGTTATCCTTGGACAGGCAAAGAAAATTGACAAATCAGTTATGAGTAACATGCTTGTAATGTCAGGAGTTGTTGCAATACTTGGAACAATACTCGGGGTAATGGACGCTTTAAACGTAGAAGGGTCTATTCAGACAGCTATTTCATTAGGAGTACTTCTTAATGCTATGGCGGCAGCAATGATTGTTCTCGGCTTAGCCAAAGGTGCCGATGCAAAAGCAATTGGTTATATGGCTTTGATGGGTCTGGTTGTAGCAGAACTCGCGGCCATACTTGGAGTAATGGACAAATTAGGTGTTGAAGCATCAATACCAACTGCAATTGCATTATCGACATTGCTAATAGCCATGTCTGGAGCATTAGTCATTTTAGGTCTTGTTGGAGCAATGGGTGCGGCAGCATTTATCGGTATTGGGGCATTAGCAACATTAATCGCTGGAATAGGTGGATTAATTGTCGGAATTGGTGCTCTGATGGAAAAGGTGCCTCAGTTAGAGGAGTTCCTCGATAAAGGGATACCAGTTATTGAGAAGATAGGCAATGCGATTGGATCATTCTTTGGCAATATTGTCAGCGGATTCATGACAGGTGTTGCTGATGGTTTACCCGAAATAGGTACAAAACTGTCACAGTTTATGGAGAATGCCTCATCATTCTTCAAAATGGCAAACGACATTGATCCAAAAGCTATGGATGGTGTTAAATCTATGGCAGAAGCATTGCTTGTTCTTACCGCAGCAAACTTACTTGATCAGTTAACATCATGGTTTACTGGTGAAGTGAAATTTGATGAATTTGGAACACAGATGGTGGGATTTGGTGAAGCTATTGCTGAATTCTCTTCGACTGTAAAAGGCAAGGTGGATGGTGATGCAGTTCAGGATGCGGCTAATGCTGGTAAGATGCTTGCTGAGTTGAATAAAGCATTACCAAAAGAAGACGGTTTTATTCAGAAAATAATCGGTGTTCAGCATATGGACACATTTTCTGAGAACATAAAGGCATTCGGTAGCGCTATTGTTGAGTTCTCGAGTACGGTAGCTGGTAACATAGATAAACAGGGGGCAGAAGACGCTTCAAATGCCGGTAAGATGCTTGCTGAGTTGAATAAAGCATTGCCAAAGGAAGGTGGCTTTATTCAGAAAATAACTGGTGTGCCGAACATGGGCACGTTTTCTGAGAACATAAAGGCATTTGGTAGCGCTATTGTTGATTTTTCAAGTACGGTGGCTGGCAACATTAGCGACGAAGGTGTTACTGCTGCAACAAACGCA